AACGCGGTATGAGGACAGACCACTACATCTTAAAGGGTGCTGAGATGCAAACCCTGGACGAGGCAATGCAATTACACGACGAGCAATTAGAAATCGTGACGGTGGGTGAGTTAGACCGGTCGCAGCGTATTGTTCGCGATGTACTGAGGTCGAAGAAGGCAAAAGTTATAAACGATAAGGAGAAAAACACATGACACGAGAAGAACTAATGGCTGATGACACACAGTACTGTTGCTACTGTGGTGGTGAGAAAGTGCGGTTTCAATGCTGCGGCGAGAACCACTTCCATACCTTTGCTCAAATGTCTGCGGATGAGCAAGATGAGTTTTTTCAACAAGGAGAAAAACCATGGCTAAGTTAATCGACTTCCCCATCGGCCTAGATGCAGGCGAGACGCGCCTTGACCTTGAACCAGACGCGGTATTGACTGGAGCAGTAGGAATGCTAAAAGAGGTGGTGGTCGTGGGCTATGAAGCTGATGGTAGTTTTTATTTTGCGTCTACTCGCGCCAATGGGCCTGATGTGCTTTGGCTACTTAAACAAGCCGAGCAGCGTCTGCTGGCTATTGAAAGGCAGATGAGAACATGACTACAACGATTGAGTTTAAGGCTTGGCTAGACAGCCCTTTGACAAAGGCGCTAAAGCAAGGCCACAAGGAGGCAGTGTTGGCAGAGCGTGAGGCGTGTGCAAAGGTGTGTGACGACATTGACGCTGAATACGGGGGCGAGGATGTGCTGGCGACTTGGTGCGCCAAGGCCATACGTGCAAGGGGCAGTGTTTAAGCTACTACTGGCTGTGTTGATGCTACCGGCATCGGCATTGGCTGTGCCGTACTCGCCACAGGCCAAGTGTCTGGCTGATAATTTGCACTATGAGGCAAGGGGAGAGAGCCTGGCTGGCATCAGAGCTGTGGCCTCGGTGGTCTTAAACAGGGTCGCCAGTAAGCGCTGGCCAAACTCAATATGCAAAGTGGTTTATCAAAGCAAGCAGTTTAGTTGGGCTAACGATTACAGAGCTAGAAACCCAAGGTTGGTGGCGTACACGCAGAAGGTGCAACGGGTCGTTGCCAGGGCAATCGCAGGTAGGTTGAAGGACAACACGCGAAGGTCAACGCACTACCACACACTAGCCGTCTACCCTCGCTGGGCGGGCAGGCTTGAGATGACAGAGGTAATTGGTTTTCACGTTTTTTATAAATACCCTAGGAGAAAAAAATGAGCGCAGAAAAAGAAATTAGAAGAACCAACGCATGGCTACAACGACGAGTTAGGGCAAGTCAAATACCAATTGACGCAGAGCCATACATCAATTATGAACATCAAAACCCGCAACGCTGGCGCAATGTTTTAGTAAAACTATCGGTTGTTGCTGTAATACTGTTTGCAGTAGGGCTTGTCACTTGCGGATTAATTACACTCAATTTAGGGCTTGCTATATGAAAAAAGAATCAATACCAAATGCTTTCACAATGTTTATTGGGAAAAGTATTATTAGCGATGACACCAGTTTTAGACGTTCAAGAGCTGGAACGGTTGGTGGCAAGGCAAGGTCAAAGAATTTAAATGGCGATGGAATACAAAATGTTCATCAACTAAAAGTGAATTCAAAACTTACGGAAAAGCAAAAGCGTTGTCTTTAATACCCTGGGGCACAAAGAAAGAGCAAGCCGAGCGTCGAGTGCAACAAAGCATTGAGTCTAAAAGGTCGCAACAGGCTGCTGACGAGGGTTTGGCTCGCGAGTTGGTGTACAGCTACAAGTGGCAGGCTGAAAAAGCGCCAGAGTGGTTTAGAGGTGTTATGGATAAATTGGCTAAAAAATACGGCCAAAAATACGCGGACGATATTAGGGCGCTAATGACATTGGAGAAGAACAGAAAATGAAAATAACGCTACACAATGCGCAACAGGCGCACCAGGTGGTAACGGACATTTATCAAAAGATGAAGCCCCACTTTATGGGCGGTAAGAAATTTACTTTGGAAGTCACAAGCGAGACTCGTAGCCAGCCTCAAAATGAGATGTACCACGCAATTATTGGCCAGATTGCAAAGCAGGCAGAGCATGCAGGGGCTAAGTGGGATGGTGAAAGCTGGAAACGGTTTTTGATTGACCAATGGGCAAGCGAGACTGGCAGGTCAGCAGGTAAGGTAGCGCCCAGCTTAGATGGCCAAAGGGTAGTTCAATTGGGCTTGCAGTCGCGCAAATTCAATAAGGCAGACGCAAGCGAGTTCACAGAGTGGCTCATTTGCTGGGCAACAGACAAAGGTTTTGAGGTGGGTGAATGAAAGCAAAAAAGTGCAAGGTATGCAAAGATACGTTTCAACCAGCCAGACCGCTACAAACTTGCTGCAGCCCATCGTGTGCTATGCAACTGGTCAAGGCGGTTAAAGTCAAGAAAGACAAGCAAGAAACAAAATTAAAGTTAGATGCACTGCAAACCAAACCGCAACTGGTCAAGAAGGCGCAGGCGGCGTTTAATTCGTACATACGAGCCAGAGATACAGGCAAGCCATGCGTATCGTGTGACAAGCCTCTAGGAGACGCGCCAAACACATTTGACGCAGGACATTACAGGTCGGTTGGTTCAGCGCCACATATGCGGTTTGTCGAGGACAATGTGCATGGTCAATGCAAGCACTGCAATAACTGGCTTGGCGGAAACGTTGTTGAGTATCGCAAGCGACTCATAGAGCGCATTGGTGAACGCCAACTTAACTTACTCGAATCTGACAGTACGCTAAGAAAGTACACCAAAGAGGGTTTGATTGAGATTGCCAGGCACTACAACGCAGAGGCTAGACGGCTGAACAAAGAGAGGCTACAATGAAGGCTCTTTCTCCTAGTCGTTTGTAGCGACTTTAGACCACTAACGCAGTGGTCTTTTTTTTGGTATGATGGTTTCACTTTGGATTTACCAATGGAGAACCCATGACGACAATGGATAAAGTCGGGAACAATTTAGAATATATTGCTCTTGAAACGCTAATTCCTTATGCCAGGAACAGCAGAACGCACTCAGACGCGCAAGTCGCGCAAATAGCCGCAAGCATACGCGAGTTCGGATTCACAAACCCTATATTGATAGACGCAGAGGGCGGCATCATTGCTGGCCACGGGCGCACTATGGCGGCACGTAAGCTGGGGCTGGACGAAGTGCCATGCATACGGCTAACAAACCTCACGGACGCGCAAAAGAAAGCCTACATCATTGCCGACAACAAGCTGGCGTTAAACGCTGGGTGGGATGATGAGATGCTTAAAGTCGAATTGACAGAATTAAAAGACCTTGACTTTGACTTGGGTTTAACCGGCTTTGATATGGATGAGCTTGGTAGGTTAATGTTTGACGTAAATTTTGAACCCGCAACAGAAGATGAGCAAGGCAAACTAGATGAGTTGGACCCAAAATGGATTTGTTGTCCTAAATGCGGGAGTGAATTTGATGCAAGACAAACCTGAACTAAAAATTGATTGGGCAAGCTATGAGGCAGCAAAGTATGCTTGCGAAAACTGGCATTACAGCAAATGCTTGCCCGTTGGCAAACTAGTAAAGGTTGGGGCGTGGGAAAACGGCAGGTTTATTGGCACTGTTTTGTTTGGTCGAGGTGCTACGCCAAACCTTGGCAGACCTTACGGATTAAACCAAGATGAGTGCGTTGAGCTAGTTCGTATTGCATTGACAAAACACAAAACAACAGTTTCAAAAATTGCCGCGTTTGCGATTAGGTGGTTAAAAAAAACAAACCCTAATCTACGTTTAATTGTTTCTTTCGCTGACCAATCACAAGGACATCATGGTGGAATTTATCAAGCTGGTAATTGGGTTTATAACGGCACAGGTTCTCCGGCGACGTTTTACATGATTCGTGGAAAGCTAACGCATCCTAGGTCAATCGTTGCAAAGGGATTGGTTAATAACATTTCTGGCGCTCGCAAAATTGACCCAAACGCTAAAGCCGTAGAAGTTCTTGGAAAACACAGATATTTAATGCCATTAGATGAAAATATGCGTGATAAAATTGCATCATTAGCAAAACCATACCCTAAGCGCGTCAAAAAGCAGGATTCTGAGTACCCCTCGGAACTGGGCGGGGCAGTACCGACCGACACGCTCCATTTATCAAGGGTTGCTAATGGCTAAGATAGGAAACCAAGGCGATGGTGGAGGCCGACCAATAGTAGTGTTTGATACCACACAGGTGGCGCAGGTAGAGGCGCTTGCCGCTGTATTGTCTAAAGGGCAAATGGCTGATTACTTTAGTATTGGCGAGAACACTCTGCGCGAGGTAGAAAGTCGTCAACCTGAAGTTTTGGAGGCATATAAAAGAGGAAAGGCCAAAGCTATTGGTAATGTGGCCAAGAACCTTATTGGTCAAGCGCAGGCAGGCAACATCGCAGCGGCCATCTTTTACTTAAAGACTCAAGCAGGCTGGAAAGAGGATAAGTCGGTTGCAACGATTAACCACAACGTCCGTTCGTTTGAGATATTAGAAGACGATGCGAATAGCAGCGAGAGCTACTAAACCACAGACTGCGCTGGCCAACAGCACTAAACGGTTCCCAGCAATGGTGGCTGGCTTTGGTGCTGGTAAGACGCACGCCCTAGTACTGAGGGCTTTGCGGCTGTTGTTTGAAGATGGTGGTGGTGACATTGCTTACTACCTGCCTGATTACCCGCTTGTACGGACAATTGCTTACCCACGTTTCCAGGCGGCTCTTGACGACCTAGGCGTCCCATATGAGCTTAATAGGTCTGAGCACCTTATGAAGGTAAACGGGCGGAGCGTCATATTTAGGACAATGCAAAACCCTGATTCAATAGTCGGCTATGAAGTTGGCGACAGCTTGATTGATGAGTTAGACACCCTGCCTAAAGCCAAGGCAAACGATGTATGGAATAAGATAATTGCTCGTAACAGGCAAAAGAAAGCCAATGGCAAAATAAATAGCGTGGCGGTTGGTACGACACCCGAGGGCTTTAGGTTTGTTTATGAAAAGTGGAAAAAGAACCCAACCGAGTCCTACCAACTTATAAAAGCGCCTACATACAGCAATCCGCACCTGCCGGACGGGTATATACAGTCTTTGCGCGAAACGTACCCCACGCATTTGCTAAGCGCCTATATCGAGGGTGACTTTGTTAACTTGACCAGTGGCTCGGTATACATGAACTGGGACAGGGCGCTTAATGGAACCTTGTCTGAAGCCAATAAGAGCGAGACCTTGCACATAGGGATGGACTTTAACGTTAACAACATGGCGGCTGCAATTCATGTAATGAGAGATGGCAACGCTTACGCAGTCGATGAGATAAGCGGAGGCCAGGACACGCCCAACGTTATACGAACCTTGCGCAACAGGTATCCAGACAACCCGATAATTGTCTACCCAGACGCAAGCGGTGGGGCAACAAGCACAACTAACGCGGCATCTAGCGACTTGGTTTTATTGCGTAACGCGGGGTTCACTATCAACGCACCAAGGGCGAACGGTAGGGTAAAAGACAGGGTTGCGGCTGTCAATATGGCTCTTTGCAACAATGAAGGCCATCGCTTATACTACATAAACATTGATAAATGCCCCAACA